ATAAGTACCTCATTTCCTAAATATTTTTTCAGCAGAAGAAAACCCAAGTGCTGATGATACTAAAAATGTCACAGAATATATTGCTACATCAGATGGTTTAGCAATCATTGTTGCACAAAGAGAAAGCGTACCAACAAAAGCACAAAGTCGCTTCATGCTCAGTCGGTTACTCTCCTCTGTAAAGAATTGCCTCATCTTTTAAGTTCTTTGTAAAGCCTCACTATGTTGTACACTATGGTAGTTAGTCCTGCTATAATAGCAACGACCACACCAACCTCACTCAAGGCAATATCTGCCCAAAGTTTAATCAGTATAGTCGCTGCACACATTCCAATTGATTTGCTATCCATTCTCTTGCTTCTCTTTTTTTAGTTCTTCGCCAATCTTTTGGTTAATCTCCTGAAGTTGCTTTTGCAAGTACTCAATCTGAGCAAGGCAGTCATAAGCACTTGATTTCAATTCTACTAAACTCATAATTTACGATTTAATTGTTATTTCTTGTATCTGAAAGTAAATAGCACCGTGGTCATCAATTTCAATCTCAGCCTCTGCAAGTGCCTTAGTATCATATAAATGTGCATCCCCGAAATTAGGAGACCATCTGTCAGCCATACCTAAATCGTGATTCTCTGTATAGTATAGCATATTAGCTGACTGCCTGATTACATATTTATTTATCAATGCCATTTTATAAATTTGATTCTAAGTACATTCTATTCAATGCTAATAGCTTTGGAGTAGTTCCCACCGTTGATTGTATGTGAGATTGCATATACATAAACGTAGTATTCAATGGCAAGTTAGTTGTTTCTTGTCTTGACCATAAAGGAGCATTTGTTATAGCATTTCTTAATTCCCAATTAATCTCTGAAGTATTTGGTTTTACATAAATGTAAACATCAAATATATCTCCTGCCGTTGGAGAAATAGTGGTATTGTTTTTGGTTGTAACTGTTCCATTATTCCGCATTATAAACTGCAATGTCCCATCTGCTGCATCCTTGCCAAAACCTATCGTATTGTTCCATGTAGAACTATCTGCTGCCATTGTAGCATTATTCTCTGATAGACCTACAAAGAATCGGTAAGTGCCTGAAATAGCCTCTAATGCAACCCTTGCGAAGAAGAAGAACCCACCAAGATTAGCAGCATTTCCCATCCAAGCATTTGTAGCTGAAGATTGAATACCCGATGCACCCGTTGCCGTTGAACCAGTTGAGAATGTTGCACGATTCATTGAGGTAATGGCTGAAGTAGATGCTTTGGTTGGTGTTGCTTGTGCAGCACCAGTACCATTATTTCTTGCAGTAAATGATGTACCCCAGTTAATAGCAAGAGTAGTACCCGTTCCCGCTAACCACATAAAGGTTGTCGAGTTGAACAATGCAGGTTGGAAATCAAAATGCAATCCATTGCTATCGATAGAACCAACAAGCCTACGTGTCGCCATACTATCGGTAAAAATCTTTGTCCTTCCCACTGATGGTGCAACCGGTACTCCATTATCTACCAAAGTCAAATCACCTCCATCTATTTCAACATTTGCTGCACCACCGAATGCACCCGCATTGTTGTACTGCACTTCTCCGCTTGTACCACCTGGAGTACCACCACCTCCACCAACTGTTGCCCATGATAGAGTGCTTCCGTTGGTTGTTAGGTACTTACCACTATTACCAGTCTGTGAAGGGAATGCACTTACAAACGTATATGAATCATCCCATTGACCTTGCTTAATTGTGGTAGGTAATGCATACCCACTTGCAAAGGACAATGCTATTGTACCATTTGCAGTAAGTGGTGAGTTGGCAACACTAAAACCAGTAGGAACAGAAATACCAACAGAAGTTAACCCGCTACCACTTGCCCAAGTCCTATTTTGTGAAAGGTCATAAGTAACCCCTCCAATAGTTAAGGTTGTGGTTGTAGGTACTGCATTTAATATACCCGTTCCCGTTATCGTTTCAATGGCTGCCATTAAATAATTGTCAAATTAAGTTGAGTTGCCACCCAATCATAAATCCAAGTGTTGATGTCCATTGCGGGCTGATTTCCCCAGTCAGTATAATCCTGACCCTGGATGGTTAAATTGCCTTGAGCCACCCCTTCGCCAACTGTTTCTACACCATCAGCATCTACGTTCATTGTGAACATTTGCCAATAGTTGGTAGCACTTGATTCGTAGTTGTCATTGATGCCAGTCACTTGCAGATACTCTGCTACTTTTACTTCTCCATTTACCCATACATTAACGGGTGAGATTTGTTTCATAATAAACCTATTTTAGAATTAAAAATTAAATGTATTTAAGAGTTGTATTGTTTTTACGAGGATATGACTCGTTCAATTTTTTATAAAGACTATGTATGCTTATTCCTAATAATTTAGATGTCTCTTCAACTGATTGATATATTTTGCCCGTTTCAGTACAAATAACCTTTCTTATTGGCATCGTCATTTTATGGAATCCGTTATCCCAACAATGCTGCATATTTTCTTTATGCGTAACCCATTCAAGATTATCAATACTAAAGTTGAGTCTGTTATTGTCAATATGGTTTATATATGGCTTATTCAATGGATTAGGTATAAAGTTTTCACCTACTAATCTATGAACAAAATATATTTTTAATCTATCTTTTAAATATAAATATACAGAAGGATATGTTTTTTTTTGGTGTTTTAGGAATTTATTGCTTTTGTTGCTATAAACCCTACCATCTTCGTATATAATATAATCTTCAATTATTGCAGTTCTCATATTTTAAAAGTTTACCCAAGTTGTTCCGTTATAATAACTCATTTGATTGAGTGTTGTGTCATACACTTGCAATCCTGCCGCAGGTGTTCCTATTGCGTTCTTCTCCGTTGTAGTCATCCGAGGAGGTAGGAATCCCTTGGTGGTGCTTACTGCTTCAAGAATTGCTGATGCGTTATAAGTAGAACCAAATGCTCCTATATTGACTTTACCATTGCTTGTCATCCACAACCCATCAATACCATTTCCTGACCCAATAGATACTGAAAAAACTGATGAAGTTGTATCACCAAAAATTGTAGTTCCAGTGTTACTGGCATTATATATTCCTTTATTACCAGAAAGACCTACATAGGTTCCAGAAATTAATGCATTACCAGAAACATTCAAACTTCCAATAATACTAACTATACTACCTTTTACCCCTATTCTTGGAGCAAGAGAAGAATCTGTTATTGTTGCATCATACGTACTACCCGACTTTCCCAAAATTCCTATACCAAAAGTAGAATCTAAAAATATAGAACCAGCTACCGCACCCGTTGAACCATTTATAACTAACGCCCCACTCACCCTCGCAGTGCCGTTGACATCAAGTTTGTAGCCTGCGTCACTTGGACTTGTACCAATAAATACATTTCCCGTTGCACCAAATATTGTTAGTCTTTCGGTTCTTGTTGTATTACTATCATTTAATCTTGATATTTTCCAATCTCCATTAAAGTTTAGCATTTCATAATACTTTAAATCAGTACCCCTTGAGTAATCATTAAAGAATAATCTTGCGTAACCATTACCATTTATTTCAACATCACTCCCTGTTGTGTTACTTACAAATCTTGCTTTAAGAACAGCACTTGGAATTGTGTTTCCCGATGTTCCTACAACAAATTGATTAGGTATATCAACAATACCCGTTTCATTTATAGTCATTTGAGCAGTAGAAGAACCGCCTGCTGCAAACTTTATTTTACCTGATGCCCAATCATTTAATATTGAAATATGCCCTGCAATAGCAGCAAATCCAATTCTACCATTGTAAATAGTAGAATCACTTGCACCAAAAATTTTATAACCCGCAAATGCTGAACTATATTTACTAAGTACAAAAGCAGCATTTGCATCAGTAGTTAAAATAACTTTTGCCTCTGTACTTGTGTTTACATTGGTATTTGAAACAGTTAATGAAGTTTCTGCATTCTGATTCTTACTCAAAGTAATTACACCAGTAGAATCATTATACACCAACCCCGAACTCGCCCCAAACACCCCACTATTGTTGTATTGTATTTGTGTGTTAGCACCTGCGGGTGTAGCACTACCGCTTACAGTCCAACTCCTATCTGCACTCAAATCATAAGCAGTACCATTGATGGTGAGTGTGCGTGTGGTTGGAACTTTATTATTGAACGTAGTCCAGTCAGCACTACTTAATGCACCACGATTTGTAGCTGATGCCGTAGGTAAGTTAAACGTATGCGTATCGGTTAATGAACTAATCGCAAAATCAGTTCCACTTGTTCCCGTTGCTAAGTATTGTGTATTTGCACTTAACCCGTTCAACGCAGAAATACCTCCCGCAAATGTTGTAACTATTTCACAAAGCGTGTTATCCTCGGTATGTAATGTTACTGTCCGTCCTCCTGAATTGTCCACAATGTAAACCCTTATCACAAGCCTATCGGTGATAAGCAATGCCGTTGTAGGTACGGCAAGCGATGTCAAATAAAGGTCAATTGCAGTTCCTCCCGTTATTTCTTCCGGTACTGCCGAACTTGATGCAATGCTTGTAAATGTTGTGCCATTATATTTCAATAACTCAACATAAAACTTTTGATTGCCACCGCTTGAACTTACTTGAAAAAACATTTCAAAGTTCCACGCACCGCCCGGTATCTCAATTCTATTAGGATTTCCGACATCGGTTAAAAATTGTGCAATCAATCCATTGCCTACCAATGTAAAATCAGTACCGCCACCGATTGTTGCAGTATTAGATAATTGTTTGTACCCCGCAACACTTGCATTAACACTACCATTCAAATAATAATTAACCGATGAACCACCGCTTGCTGAACTTGGGAATGTTGCAAGTTGCCCATCACCTCGAATGTATTGTGCTGCTGTTCCTGCACCAGTAACGGCTAATGTTCCATTGGTTGTTAATGGTGTATTACTTACTGTAAATGCAGTAGGCATTGAAAGACCAACAGATGTCAAACCTGATGCATCTGCTGCCCAATATGTATCATAATCGGTATTAGTAAACTTCTTCAGTACCTGACCCGTAGCACCACCAACGGGAACACCTACACCAGCAGCACCCGCAGGACCTGCTGCGTTGCTTACATTTACAACTATATCTTCACTTGATTCCGTTACAACTACTAAATCATTCTGTACGTTTACATCTATGCTCATTCTCTTATGGTTTAGTTACATCGTCATAAACAATAAAGCTACCTTCAAGGTATGTCTTTACAACACTGCTCGTAAAGGTTACTTGCATATCCCAAATATAATTGCCCTTGTCAATGTCAACCAACTTGTTCACCGTGATTTGGTTGTTGTTTACACCTCCAAGAGTTATACCACTTCCATTGGTTAAACTCAAAGCAAGTACTCCTCCACATCCTTTGCGGACCTGAATGAGAACGGTTGAACCTATTACGTTAATTGGTGTAGTATCTGCAAGAAGTGTAAACACTTGCTGCCAAGTATCATTCCTCCACATTTGAATATCTAACTTTCCTGGTCTAAAATCTGCTGCCATATATTTTATTTAAATAGTATTATGATGGATAAGTGTAATCTGTTGGCACTTCGCATCTATTCTGCAAATATGCTAAATCAAGAGCAATGGTTGCACTAACTCCTGCTAAATACTCGGGAGTATCTTCTGTAAAGAAATCAAGTGTTACTGCATCTTGCATCACAAAATCAAAATCGTTATAGTGCAACTGTGCAATAATATCTTGAGCAGTTAGTAATTGGTCCGATAGTACCTCTTGCTCATTTGATTGCTCAGGAAGTACCCTATCACAAAAAAACAAAGTGAAGTTGATGGTTGAGGTCTTGCCATTGATAGATGCACCCGTTAAATCAAAGAATAAAGCAGGGTAAACATTGTCAGTACCCTTGCTCAAGAAATCAAAAGCGTTCCCGTAGAAGGTTGTTTTGATTTGTTGATGTGCATTTCCCAAGTCCTCTATTGTCTTTACTATTTGATTGAGTGTCATTCTTCTTTACTTTTTCAAGATATACTTTTAGCTTCTCTTGGTTCTTTTTTGAATATGTCTTATTCGCCACAGCAACGGTTTACGTTTCCTTGATATTTTTCTTCAAAAGTTTTGTATCTCTCACAGTCATAATCCCCAAGCCAAATGGTTGTAGTATAGGCATCATTGTCGGGAACAATAGTATCTACTCCAGTTCCTGGGTTAATGTACTCAGGATACTTTGCACTTGCTTGGCTTTCTTGCTTCAAGAACTTGATTAACCTTTGCTTGTAAAACTCTGCCCTTGCTGAATACCTATTCGCTACATCTGCCAAATCTGATGCACTCGGTTCTGTTTGGTTATCCCCTGACTTCCTTACTACTCCTTTATTGTAGAATTGGTATGACAAAGCCATAGGCAACTCAGACATAACATAGTAAACAAGGCAAGGTGTTATGTAGGTGTTCAGCAAGGTTTCCTCATCACAATTTAAATCACCACACTCAATACCGCTTTGCAATCTTTCATACAATGCCGTGCCAAGTGCAGGGAGGATGTATGCATCTTGAGCATACAATATATCAGGGAAAACTAACTTAGGGTCAACATTAACATGAAGTCCCGTTCTATCTTTTATCGTATCTACTGAAATGAAAAGTATATTTCTGCTCATCTTATTTCTTTTTTACTACTACGTTTCTTCTCCACTCGTGTCTGCAACTTGGAGAATCTCCCCACCAACCACCACCTCTATCAAATACTGAGTAACCAAGTCTTGCACTCAGCATCTCAATTCCTTTCCGTGTCCAGAGTTTATCAACCTCCATTAACTTCTTGCAAAATTGTCTTGAAGGATGACCTCCCTTATCTCTCTCACCACTTGGTACGATAGGCTTCCACTCATAAGAGTAGCGGACCTCAAAGGTTGTTACCTCCATATCATCCACCAACTTGCTTAAAGGTTTAGTAAGTTTCCTTTCCTCAATCTTTGGATTGTAATTGATAGCACCCGATTCTACTAAGTAACTCAATCTCCCTTGTACTACCTCACGGGTTTTCTTGGTTGCCCCTGCAAGGTCATCAATGCTTATTTTAGGGTCTTTGTCTATCAAGGCAAGTATTTGCTTGTCCAATGCTTTATCTATCAAGGATTCGTCTGCAAATGCCTCACGGCTATTGAATACCGCTCTTGATTGCATTATGTTGTAATTCGATTTAGGTTCACCACATTCGCTGAACATACCAATAACAGTATCTTCATCAAGTGCAGAAAACTGAAAGTCATCAGTGCTTGGGTCATCATCTATACCGAGCATTGCGTTAATCTCAGTATCTGTCATACCAAGACCTGCTTTGAGCATAGTTACTGCAATTTCTTTGGTAATCTTACCTTGAGAGAATTGTCTGATAACCCTCATCAATTGCTGATATTGTCTACCGCTAAGATTCTTTAAGTTATCGTTTACTGCATTCTCATTCTGCATCTCATCTGAAACTGCTTGACCAATTGCACCGCTTGGTGCTTCACCTCCTGCAATAGCAGAAAGACCAACCAATGCCCTTATTTCATTACCACTCATACTCTCAAGGACTTTATTTGCAACCAATGGAGAAAGTCCATTAATGGCATCTGTAACCACTTGCGCTGAAGATGATGCAGTTTGTTCAATTGCAGGAAGATTTAACACATTACGCAATTCTTCTTTAGTCATGTTCTGTGTTAGTATTGCTTCACTAAATTCATACCCAATAGGTTCTACTGGGATAATACTAATATCAGAAGTTGCACCTTTGTATCTTGCCAATTGGCTGAATACTGATTCAAGAAATTGTTGCTTATCATTTACATAAGTATTCTTGAATATCTCATAAGAATCACGCATCTGAGTTCTTGAACCAAGCTGCCCAGGCTCTGCAATTCCAAATAAACTGGGAGAGGTAATCTGATGACCCGCAAACAAATTATTTTGTATAATTAAGTCAACCCTTGTGAAGTCCTCTTTAGTTATATCAGATGCACCTAAGTCCTCAATGATAGGCTTACGTGCAGGGTCAGTTGTAAAAGATAAGATAAATTTCTTACCATCACTACCACTAAACCTATCTGTAAACCTTCTTTCAATGTTACGCTTCTCATCGGGTGAAGGTTCACCATTAGGAAGTGTGATAAGTTTGGATGCACTGAATCCCGTTTGAGCATTCCCCAATACGTGTCTGCTGACTTCTATATCAGATTCGATATAGTTCAATGCACCCATATACCCAGGGAGAGCATAGGTGTCCAACCCTGGTCTGTATTCCTTTACATAAAGTATCTGCTTACCTTGCCTCACTTGCGTATTAAACGCCATCATAGGTACTGCCTCATCCTTCCTTTCACTCCAATCTTTCTTATACCAAAACTGAGTATTGTCAGTATTGGACCTGATTTTAGTATAGTCAATGTGTAACACATCAACCAACTTACCACCCGTCAAAGACCAAATAACCTCAAGGAAAGCACCTCCAAAGATTTCAATGTCAATAGATACCTTCCTTGTCAAATCGTTCAAAGATTCAAACTGATTCGGTTGTGCAATAAACTGTTCAGCAATAGGGTCTACCTCATCTGTTTTCCAACCATTGCCAATGATATAATTAACCTTTCCTTTTACTATTGCATTATGCTTTGCACTCTTGTTGTAAAGTGCAAGTAAGTAGTTTGGGTAATCGTTCTTTTCACCAAACTCAATGTAACCTTTACCCCTCTTTTCTCTGTACTCAGGTTGCCTTGCTTCTTGGAAATTTAATATTACTAAATCATTCATCTTGTTATGTATGTATTGTCAACCTCATGCTGCGTATATTCAAAAGTGGTTGATGGTGACAGTTTCATTATTCCCTCCTCAAGCAATCCCGTTGCTTGGGTGTAGTCTATATTGTAGGCACTTGTTTGCTCATAGACATAGTAAAGCCATTCGCCTATGTTACCCAATCCAAAGTATTTAGGTACTTTGATGCTAAATTTATTATACCTATCCTTATAAATTGATACATCCAAAGCGTAAAGTAAAACAAATGCAACCTCATCCCGTGTGGTCCTATTCACAAAACGGAAAAGGTAATTAGGAGAGGCAATAGTTTGCTTCTCAGTTAATGTTAAATAAATGAACTCTGTTGCCCCTTGTGTCAATTGTATCATTACTACTAAATAGGTAATCCATTAACTTTTACCCAAAAAGAAAGGGCAACCAAATCGATTGCCCTATTCATTCAAAACCTATATCCTATGTTACGCAGTCAGACCCGCTATGATTGAACTTGAAACTTCAGGAGCAAGAGCAGGTTCGTTGGCGGTGAAGGTCAGCGTGTAGCCGTTCCTATCACCAAAAGCAGTACCAGTAGCACCATTGCCACCAGTCAAATCTGCACCATTGACCTTACCAAGCAACCAATATTTATCATTGCCATCTTGAACAACTGCTAAGAGGTTATTCTTTGCAAGTAACAAGATTTCATTTCTTGTATTGGCTTGAAGTTTGTTGAGTATGATTGACAACTCTTGACCGTAGAATACAGTACCATTCTCAACTGAGGCGGTAATGTTTTCAGTCAAAGAAGAAGTCTGCTTAACAAGTTGATATTTGTAAAAAACTTTTCCTGCACTTTTGGTGATTGTAGTAACAACACCTGATGCTTCTACTGTTGCGGTTACATCAGCGAAAGGAATAAACCAAACGGCTTTGATGCCGCCTATCGACTCCTTACAATCTAATGTATATCCTTGGGTTAATACGCACGGCATATATTAATATTTAAGATGAAAGCAAGGGATGGTAAACACCCCTTGCCTCATAGTTATTTAAACAAAGAACTTAACAATCTCATCAGGGAAGGCGAAGTTAACGCCCATCTTGAATTCGGCTACAAACCGTACCTGGTCTGCTTCTTTGGCGAAAAAGATTTCAAATCTTTCTTCTTCGTTCAACAAATCAGTACCGATGAAAAGGTTAGAAACTCTCATTGCTACGATGTCATTTGTACCGTTCAAACCTTGAACTGCAATTACCTTGATGTTAGTACCTGGAAGATAAAATTCTCCATTAGCCTTACCATCAAATTGGTAATGAAAAAGGTTAGATGTTTTCAGTTTTACAGTGTAAGTCCTGAAAGTATCCATACCGCAGAAGATAACCATATCATCCTTATCAACAACAGAAGCAGGGATTGCTTTGTAGATGCTATCAAAGATACCTACTACGTTTGCATCAGTGATTGCAGTCTCTACTGAACCATGATATGCAATGCTATTTGCATTGATAACAGATGCACCTGCAGTTGTAATCAAAGAAATCAAACCAGTAAACTTATTCAAGTTTACATCAACACTGCCCGTGTTACCTTGCCACAAGCCAATCTCCAATTGAGAAGCAATTTTAGATGCTTTCAAGTTAGAATACTCCTCAGAGTAAACCATTGAATCATAACGGCTACCAGCAGGAAGTGCTTTCTGCAAGTAAGTACGCTCAAGGTCCTTCATACAGAGTGCCTCATTAACTTTTATCTTCCCAACAGTTACTGCCCTTTGGGTAAAGGAAGTCAAACCACTGGCGTTGAACCCACAAGAAGAACCATCTTGGAAGATAGCATCTGTATTCATGATGTTGATTTGTTCTGAGGATTTAACCCCAATCATAACATTTCCTTGGTCTTTAATCAGACCTGCTGTTTTGCTACCAAGTACAGAAGCAGATACAAGCAGTTGCTCATTCTCTTTAGTATATGTAGCCAATGTTCCTACTGAAAAACTCATTTTATTTTATTTTTATTGTTTGAGAATTAATTACTTAATTGATTTTGCGAAGTCAAGAAAGCGACTGATTTTATCTTCTTTCTTTTCTACGTGTACGTTAAATTTATCTTTTGGTTGCTCGGTTGCATTTGCTGATGGTGTGTTAATCAACTGAACCAAAACATCTGAAATGTCGCTGATACCTTTGCTGAACTTCAGTTCTTGATTAGCCAACTTAGCATCATAACTCATCTTGATTTCATCAAGTTGCTTCTGCATTTCCTCTATCTTCTTTTTCATTAGGTCCTCTTGTACGGGAACTTCAACTTCTACCTCAACGGAAGGTGCTTCCATTTCAGGTACTTTGATTTCCAAGATGGTTGCTGCCTCATCAAGAACGATAACAGTACCATCTATCAACTCATGTTCTCCCGCAGGTGCAGGAGTTTCAAGACCTGACTCATCTACAAGAGATACTTTGCCACCTACTTCCAACTTATCAATCATTACTTTAGCACCGCTTTTCAAAGAGTATTCTGCGAAAGACTGGGTCGGTTGTACTGATGCAACTGGGAGTTCCCCTGCTTCAGCAAACATTTGCTTAATCTTGTTTATTGCTTCTAATGTCGTCATAAATATCTTTAGTTATAAATAGTTACCTTTTGCCCATGTACCATATAGGGCATTCTTAGCCTATTTGGGAGAGTACATCCAATACGTTTGCCCATAGTTGCTCCATCTTCTTATCACCCGTTTTTCGGTAGTTAAATTGCCCCTCAACGCTAAACCCTTTTACCTTCCCTTCTTTTACCATTTTCCATACCTCATCATTATCTACTTTGAAAGAACCAAACCAAGACCCATCAGGTACATCCTCAAAACCCTTCATTGCTTTGATGCCCCTTTTCTCATCCTTAATCCAAGATTCAAACATGGTCAACCCTTCGGTAAGGTTTCCTTGCTCATGCATCAGATTCACGTTTGATTGATAACCCTTCTTGAAGAACCTCTGTGCAATCTTTTTTATGGTATCCTTTGTAAATACCACATAATACTCCCCATTGTCATCGTTGCGATAAATAGGGGTATCTGCTAACATCAAAGGACCGCTTATGATTCTTTCCTCCTCGCTTTGGATTGCAAAGGTTTGTTTAATTTCTTTATGTTCTTGGAACATAAGGAATGACCTCTCTATGGCAGGTCTATCAACAAGACTTACTGTGTCCACCTCAACATCATCTTCTAAATCACTTGTTATTTCTAAATTGAAAATTGGTAGTTTCTTTTCCATGTAATTAATTTTATCCAAGCCTTGCTGCTCGGTTGATTCTTATTATTTTTTCTTGAGAGTTTGTAATGTCTGATTCAACAACGTATGCTCTGCCAGTTGCAGACCCCATTTGATTGATTGATTGCTGACTTAAAGAGGTAACTGTATTTTGGATTTGTGCAGATGGTGCAATTGGTGCAGATGCCATAGACATAGAAGGACTGCCTGAATCCGCTACACTTCCCCCACCTTTTGAAGATGGTATCTTTGTACTGATAATCTTTTTAACATTTATCAATCCTGCTGCAATTGTCGCTGCTGCTGCTACTGGTCCAAAGATTCCACCTTGTGCAATTGCCTTAGATGCACCTTGATAGGTGTTTATGATTGCTTGTGTTACTGCTATTGCCTTTCCTGCTGCACTATTTTGGTCCACAAGACCTCCAATGATAGAAAGAGATTGAGAGGCAAGACCTACCTGAGCATCAAACTTATCTTTCTCAAGTTTCTTTTCATATTCTGTTAACTTAGTTTTTGCATCTGCTTGTTCTCTTGAAGATACTATAATTGCATTTGTTACACCCTTTGCAGTTACTTGAGTTGCAACAAGTGCTTCTTTACCAACTGAAGATATACCTAATATTTCAGTCTTTACTAAATTTGCAGCAAGTTCCTTATCTCTCCGTATCATTTCTTGAGCCTCTGCAAAATCCTTTCTTTCTTGTGCTATCCTTTCTTTTTCCTTTTGTGCGTCTGCTTCTCTTACTGCTTTCTTTCTTGCAACTTCTGCACCTTCTGCATTTAGGTTTGCAACTTGTGATGCAATAAGTTGTTTTTTTATCTCAAGTTCATTCTTGGTTGCTGCCTCTTGGTCTATGTTTGCTATTTCATTTTGAAATCTTTTTCTTGCTGCAATTCTCAACCTTCCTGATTGCTCCTCAATTTTTCTTATTTGTTCCTCACTTGCGCCCTTTGCTTTTGCTTGTGCAACTAATAATTGATTCTGTAAATCTATTGTCGCAAGTTCTGCCTCAAGTGCTACCTCTGCACCTTTCTTTGTTGATGCATTTAGGTCATCTTGTGCTTTCTTTGCTTTCTCTGCTGCTGATTGATAATTCTGAAAAGCATTAACCAATTCACCAACTGCAACTACAAGCAATCCTATACCAGTCGCAGCAATAGCACCTTTAAGAACTTTAAATGATGTTGAAGTTGTTTCTACTGCAAACCCCAAAGTTTTCATAACAGTTCCAGTCAAAGCAGTAACTGCGTTGTTTATCTTTTGGAATGCCGTAGTGCTTTGGATAACTGCACTTAAATTCTTAAAAGAATCAATACTGTTACCTATCGTTTCAATACCTTGCGACAATGCTAATGCTGACTGAACTTTTAGCAAAGTCTTTTCAACCTCTTTGCTTTCTTCTCCGAATAAACCAATCGCACCCTGCAATGCAGCAAATCCACCTGCAACGCCTGATAAAGATTGAGTTACTGCTTTAAATTTTTGGTCAGGATTAAAAGCCTCAGTCAATGCTTTTGCATCACCAATTGCATCTTTTAGTTGTGCAACTCTTTTTGCTGCTTCAATTGCTTCCTTAGATGTTGCACCAAATTTATCAGAAAACTTTGCTACATCAAATGTGGCTTCCCTTAATTCCTTTTTAATCTCGCCCATTGAGGTAAGCACCTTCTCTTGCCCGCTTACTTGTATCTTGACGCCAATTATTTCTTCTGCCATTAAATATAGTTTAATTCAATTACTTTAAGTAGTTCAACCTTGGTTGTGTTAAAGTCCATAGGGTTATAATCCAAGACCTTATTCAATCTCCAAAGTGAACCATCAATATAAATCAGTTTACTAAAATCAAGGTTATAGATATCAACCTCATTCAAATTCAAAGAGCAGGTTAATAACTTGCTGTCCTTATCGGTTATTTCTGCAATGTATTCAGACCAATATCCATTAAATAAGTTTGCAGTAGTGTATGCAGATGTTGTGAAATATAATTCCTTTGGTGCTCCCCAATTAATATCATCAGTTGGGTTCAAAGGGTCATTAACGTGACCTGCATAACCATAAGCAGTATAACTTGCTAAAGTAGTACCACCAACTCCATTTTGTATTGCCCAAGTTGCTCTACCAGTTACCTTCTTTGCTTGAAGTATTCTGATTACAGAATCCATCTTATCCTCTGCTTGGTTTGAGTTGGAGAGTTTATAAATGCTTGAATAAATCTTATCGGTTGAGGTCTTTTGATATAAAGTAGTTGCAGCAAATATTAACTCTGTTGCATCTACCTCTTTAACAAATTCATTCTCACTATCAAAAATAAAATCACCATATCCTTCATTAAACTTCTTGCGATAGTTCTCAGCGTAGAAATCATTGTCTTGCTTATACTTGTAGTCATAGTAACGTGCAGTAAACTCGGACATAGGTTTTATTCTTATTACACTTCCTCTGTCTACCTTATCTGTCCAATCTATTGCAGTGCCATCGTAAAAGTCAATGAAAGGCTTTATGATTAATTTCTTCTCAATCAATTTATCTTCATACACGTAAAGATTAAACATCTTGACAATGGATGCAAAAAAATCCTTTTGAAAGATTCCCTTTGGTATAGTATCATTTATTGCAATGCTATCCCCGTAATTAAGTTGCACTTGAGTAGGGTTTGTTGTTTCAATCTTAAAGTCATCCCCATAAACTCGATAGTTTGGAGGCAGTCCTGAAGTAACTATATTTACTGCAAGTGTATCACTTGGGTTTATTACTACATTTGAAACAGATAAATTTACAGTAAAATAGTATGGAGTGAAAGATGCATTTATAATCTCAACTGCCAATAGTGTCGCACCCTTCATAAATTCAAAGTTCACAAAGGTGTTGCTTGGGTCAATGCTATTAATCTGTCCCGATATTAGCAATGAGATGTTTGTAGTGATTGCACTTGCTCCTCCATAAGTTAACAAGTCTGTTCCTGCATTCAATGTAAATGAACCAAGAGTTATACCAGTAAACTTTACCGCAGATGCCGAAGTATATGTTATATCTGTAACAGATGCTCTAAAAGCGGTTTGACTGCTTTTGAATAGCTGCTTTTGATTGTTAGGTATAACTAACCTATTCATCAATGCAGTTGATAACAAAGGGAATTCCCAAGTATAACCCGACTCTGTAATTATCTTCTCAAGGTATTGCTTAACATACAAAGCAGGTCTAAAAGCATCATAAGAGAAATCAACCTTATTAGTTGATTCTGCACCATAGTCTATCAATGGGAAGTAGACCCCACTACCGCTTATGTTATCCCAACTATTTGAAATGTTGGTTACAGTCCACGCAGTATCAGCAATACCAAAGTCTATGTTTTCTAACTTCTTATTTCCAAGTGCAGTAATGAATCCACCAAGTTCACCGAATACTGCGACCTCATACTCTATACTTTTGCCGTCAATGATTATCTCAAGCAATCTCAATACTCCTTTAAAGATTTGTATCTTATCTACCAAGATGATACAAGATACTGACTTGGTAGCGTTGAAGTTGTAACCCACGTTTGGCTCGGCTGGGTTATATGTATTTGATATCCCGAACTCGAATATATTACCGAATAGCTTATTGTTATTATCATTGCCTGGGAGGATTATAGTTTTACTAAATGAAGTATTACGTGTTGCAAAGTCTTGCACCTCATCAATGGCGTAAGTAAATTCCGCAGATATATCCTTTGTTAAATCAAGTTGGTATCCATCAATATAAACTTCTGTCCTCATCGGAATTGACTGTATTTTTTATTAGCAATCTGCACATCTAACTCAAGATTAAACATCTTGTCTGCAATCCTTTTCTTTTCCTCCCAGTTGCTTGTCATTGTTACAATCGGGTAATAGTAACCACCTTGCTCAAAGTAAACCTCGGGGGATTGTATCAACTCAGCCAACCAATTATAATCAGTTACATTTAAATAATTACTCCTCAACCTATATGAGGTGCTATGTTCAACCACATACTTAGTAGCACCTGGGTTGATTCTGTTAAAGTCATCATATGTACGCATTGCAGTAGCACCTGAGTTGTAACGCCATTTATTGCCCTCATACTGCTTCGATTCTGTCTGCCTTGACTCTTTATTAACCAACCTAAAATGCATCGTGTCATAGCTTCCTAATTGATTTAGGAAGTGTAATGCAATGGGTGTGTAGTTAGGGTTGCAAACAAGTTTAACCTTTACCTCAGGACCGAATGAAGTGCCATTGTGCAACTTGATTCCGTAAGCATAGGTACTTGATGGTATTACTGTTGATTCATACCACTCATTAATTCCTGAAGGGGATATGTCAAGAAGGCTAAAGGTATTCTGTGGGTCTGTTCCAGTAGTCAATGCACTTCCACTTGTGCTTCCATTTTCGTTGTATAACTGAAGTGATGGATAAATGTTTGTACTTACCCCTGATGCATTCATGTAGCCAATGTGCAACTTATCAGTAAAAGCACATTCCACATTGCTTAAGTCCCTATTCGTTAACCATTTGCTGATATATGACTTGTAGTAGGTTGGAGACTGTGCAGGGTTATAAAAATCAGGATAGTAAAAGTTGAAGGCTACATAAGTTTGTGTTACCAAATTAGTATACGTTACCCCTCCATATTCTTCACCATATTTAATTGTATATTCCTTATAAAGGCTATTGCTTGTACCACTAAATAAAGTAGTGACAGTACTTGGGATAAAATAGGATTCAGCATAATTCCTCATTATGTTTCCTGCATTGAATATACCCTTGGTGCTTGTCACATCGGGGAACTGCTTTATCCTTGCAATCAAGGTTGCACCAATGTAGACATCAAATACGTATTTAAAATTACTTGATGCCTTGTTTGTACTATCCACCACGAACCAAAGGTCATCGTGTAGGGAAGCGTATTGTTCAGGTATTGAGTTAACTGTTATTGCCATTATTATTTATTCTCATTGTTAATTAGCGTATTCGCTTGTTTTATGTACACTACCAAATCAGCACCTACTGCTTTTGCCATCTTATCGTAAAACTGCTGATTAAATACTTGGTCAATGGCATTGTCAAAGAACCCAGTCTTGGGTAGACCCCTTTGCTTTATCTTCCTTGCAATTAGGTAAGCAGTAGTTCTTCCCGTGTTTAATTGGGAAACTGACTTCCTTTTTTTTTGCAGTTTTGATAGTTTGTACTTCTGGGTTTCATTCCTTTGAGATAAGGCATTCCGCTTTACCCATTTCTGAATAGCAGTTACCATCGGTCCATTCATAGATGGATAGGCGGACTTGAATGAGTAGGGTGAATTAGGCTGACCCGACTTGAACCCTTTAACCCCCTTGTTGACAAAGTCATAATACTTTGCACCTGCTGAACTTGCAGGGTAGCCAATGTCAAGAGAGTAACTTGAACCCTGCTTTATTAAATCCCCTTGGGCAATGTCTGTGCTTAGTGTCCCAGTATCTACCTTGTTTGCCTTCTTGAGATTGTTTTGAACCTGCTTGATGAACTTTGCCGCATAGCTTATAATAGTTCTTTCAACGAATGGCAACTTACCTAACTTTTGGTAGTCTTCTTTATTGGCTGCCTCTGATGCTATTATGGCATCATTTATAACTATATCGGTATCAATTTTTGCCATAGGACTTTCTTATAAGTTCATTATCATGCTCAGTCTTGGCTTTCAAATAAGCAAGGTCATTTAGGAAGTTCAAGACAGATAGGTTAAATGCTTGGTCAAGCGTGATACCTTCAAAGTCGGCAACCAGTTTGGCTTGATATATCCATCCATAATGGTGCATAAAGCCTGATACCCCTCCTCTGCTTCCTTCTTCGTCACTCCCCCCATCTCCATCTGTTGGACCAAATAGTCCTTTGAATTCTTTATCCAAAGTTTGAATACTTGATAAAAAAAAACCACCGAACCGAGTACGTTTACAACTGATGCCTCAAGCATATCTTGTGCATAGTCTGAATGTTTACTCGCATCGTACTTATCATCCTTCCACCCAAACCAAGTCTTTTTTTGAGGTATAACCATGCAAGCCATTATCTTGTGCAGGTTACCCATTACATCTGAACTGAAGTGTTTAGATTCAATATACCTTGATGCAGGGATATTCCTAACATCATATATGCACTTGTAAACCCTACCATTGACCTTAATGAAGTCCACCGCTTGGGGTTGGATTTCTTGGTGAACAAAAGATATAGTTTCAAGCAAAGGACCAAGTTCTTTAACTGGTAAAGAATCAATCTGATGCTCAGTTTTACCAGTCAGCACAGACAGAACCTTAACCGATAAATCTAATTCGGTCATATCCTTTGCAGATAAGTAAAGTTCATTAATCTGCTGGTATTGAAAAACAGTTACTTGATTCCAAGTCATACCCATAAATAGTTGATTTGAGGTTAAGTGTAATACAATGTCTATCCAAGGATACCCCTTGACTTCATGGGATTCTTTAGCACTCCCAATCATTGCCAAACTATGCACCCCTATCCAAGAAGGGAGAACGGGTTTTTTGGTTATCCTTGTCGGTAGTTATCATTGTAATTACTACCACTTTTATCCCGTTCTT